AGCGGAAAGACCGGCCACAGAGATTGTATGTCCACTCGAATCGGCAGACTCCGTGCGATAGACCCAGGCGCCCGATGGCGAAGCGTGATATCGGAAACGCATGATGCAATCGAGGCTCGAATTGAGCGTGAGATTCGCACTCGATGCGGTGATGGTTTTCGTCACGATGGAAGATTTTGTGACCGTCGGGCAATGACCGATAATCGTATCCGCGCCCGTGGTGAATTCAAGACTGTCACTCCAACCCTTGTGATAACTGCAATCATCGTATCCATCGACGGAAACGAAATAGGTCGTCGAGGGTTTCAGCCGAATCGAGACCTCGACGGCATGAGACAACGCGGGGAAATGCGGAATCCATCCGTAGACCCATCCGGTATCGAGACCGGCGTCATAGTAGCGGAGTTCGTCGGTCGTCGGCGTGCGTGTATCCCAATATGCGATGAACCCACTGTCGGGCGCCTGTTCGATCTCGAAATCAATCGGGGAAGAAAGAGCGCCGCACCCGGTCGTAAACGATATCGTCGTGTCACGGCAACACGAGAGATCGTTCGTGCGACAGACTCGAATTCGAACAGGGATTAATGTATTTACCGGCAATCCACTTGCCGTCGTCGCGTGGACATAGGAACTGCCTGAAACATTCCAAGAAACCGATTGCGTGCATACGCTGTCTGCGTATGCCGTAAAGATAGCGGTCGTGGTATCGGCATCGACCTTGATCGAATCGAACGAAGCCCTGAAGCATCCGGCGCTGATATCAAGCATCGAGGCCCCGGGATTCAAGATCACCGAATAGATCCCGTTCGCATTCATGGATTGCGCCTGTCCGTATGCGTTCAACGGTTGAGTAACCGTATTGAACGGCGCCTCTCCATAGAGTGAGGTTCCGAATGGCCTCGGCACCGTCCCGCCCGTTCCGCTCCCGTACAATGCGATCGAATCGAACGGGTCGGAGAAGTACAGCCAAGCATCTATCGTCCCGCGTCCCGTGGGGATGAATCGCACGGTGAACTGGAATACCCCCGTCGTGTCTGGGATGATGTATCGGAGCGTATCCTTCACCGCGCCGTTGAGTTTGTAGCAGGGGTTGCTCGAATACACGACCCCGATAAGAGAATCCGGGCAATGATTCAACAGCCGCACGGTCCGCACGACCGCAGCCGCTCCGATCGCCTTCGATCCCCAATGGAGCGAGTCGGCCTCCGGCTTGACGATGTAGAGACTGTCCGCATACGGTCCTCCCGTAACGGACTCACCCGGCCGAAGAGTGAGAGCGATGACAAGAGCAAGAGCGAAAAACCAGATGACTTTTCTCACCGGTTGTAGAACCCTCCATAATAGACCACGTCCGTCGCCACGGTCTTACCGAGTTGGATCTGATCGCAGGCCACGAAATCGGCTATCGTCGCCCCGGGGCTGATGGTGAGCGACTCAAGCGTCACGCCGCCGAGAGTCTTAACCACGGTGATCGTTCCCGTCTGCCCGGCGCCAGCCGGATACATGATATAACTCCAACAGTAGTAGCCGACCTTCGATTCGGCCGTAGCGAAGGTCAGCGTTATGATCGTCCCGCTCGTCGAGGTGTAGGAATGCCCCTTCGTGTAAGGCGGGGAATCGAGCGAGCGATAGACGAGCTGGCCTAGGGCGTCCTGTTGGCTCCAATAAGTCGCCCCGTAATATCCAGCGGGAGTTTGAGCTCTCAAGGGCGATGCCGCCGCTACGAGCACCGCCGCGAAGAGCATCGCGAGTAAGAGCTTTTTCATTTCCGCAATCCTTTCTGGTTACTTGTCCTTCGGACTCTTGCCGATCATCTTGTTTTTCGGCGATTCAGCCGACTTCTCGTTGGGCTCGATCTTGCTTATGAGATCAGGAAAATTTGCAGCGAGATAATCCTCCAACTCTTCGGGGATCGTGTCCCCGTCGTAAAGCGTGAATTCTTTCGCTTGCACCTTCCCGTCTTTCTCGATGTCGATGATGCCCGAATAGTGTCCTTTTATTTTCATCCCGTTTCCTCTCTTCGCCCCCCGGGCGATCGTGAGAAACCGCCCGGGGGTATCGCAATTTCACGTCGCGACTACGGCGTGAGCTTGAATCCGGTCCATGCGATCGAGTACGTCGCGCTCGGAGTCATGAACGGCTCGAAATCGAGCCGACGGAAGCAGAGCAGGTTATACTGCTCAGTCGTCACCCATGGCTCGACGGCGAGCGTCACGAGGCGCCTGTCGCCGATGAAGAAATAGCGGTGGTTGACGATCGCGATCGTCGCATAGGTGTTGCCTGACGCTGCGTTGAATCCGTCCACGCCAACGTCCTCGCGCTGGAATTCGGAGATGATGACCGGGATCCCGTCGAACAACTGAAGCTGGCCGGTCTTCACCGTCGCATCGTTGCCGAAAAGGTTGATCGTCTTCACGTCATCCATCGAGAGGAACTTGTTCGCGTAGGTCTTCGGCCCGACGATCCAGGCGAGCTCGCTGGGGCGGATTCCGTACTTGCCGAGCTTCGCACGACCCGCACGCGGGAGCGTCTGCGCCCACGTTGCCGAGATATCCGTGTTCAGGCCCGTTACGCCGACCGTGAGACGCCGAATGCCCTTCCATGCGACGCGGCCATCGTTCGCTCCGAGAGCCTCGATGTCGGTATCGAAGTGTGTCGCGGTCGTGTCGCCGTTGAGAATGGTGTTTTCCACCGTCTGATCGAGGATCTTCTTGAGCTGCTCCTTGATCTTCGGGATCATCGGGATGATGGAATCCTCATCCAGCTCGAAGCTGCAAACGACGCGCGAGCGGAGCTTCTGTGCCGTGAACGTCATCTTCGAGTCGACGAGCGTCTGCCCGAAAGTATCTCCGGGGTTTGAGGTGTTCGTGGTGGCTTCGGCGACCCAATCGGCGACGGTATCCGGCCCGGTGATGTTGATCGGGTAGTCGAAGACCTTCGTCGGGCAATAGACGTGCTCAAAGAGCGGCTCGATCTGCCCGTAGATGATCGGGAGGTCGATGACCTGCGAACTCATCCCGGTCGGTACCCAGTTCGAGGTATCGGCGGTATCCATCGGGGCGACCGCCTTCATGATGCCGTTGCGCAGTTGCTCGAACTTCGGGAACATCTTGAGCGATTCCATCCCGGCGTATCGTCTATCTCTGCTCATGATCGCATCGACGATGACGAGATCATCGCAGATATCCTTGAACGCCTTGATATCTGGCGCCGCTGATTGAACCGTGAGCGCCTTCGCCATCTCGAGGTTGCGTTTGTTCCCGGCCGGAACTTTCGCAGCCTTGCGAATCGCATCGATGCACGGATCGGTCGTGAGCTGCGCAAGGCCGAAAAGAATCTTGCGCTCCTTCTCGATCGCCGCCTCCTTGCGGTATTCATCGAGCGCCTTCGCGATGAGTACCTCGGTCTGTTTCTGCGCCGCCTCTTTTGAAATCATGTTCTCCTGGAGATCGCGGTGGACGCTCTTCATCCCTTCGACGACCTTCAGTACCTCGTCGAGTTTCTCGACGGGGATTTCGATTTTGCCGTTATCGGCCATCGTCTTATCCTTTCATTCTTTCGAGGAACCTATCCAGTTCATCGTTTTTCATTACGGTCGTTGCGCGGTCGAGTTCCTTGAGAAATGCACCGTAGCGCTCCTCGGGAATCGACGCTGGAATTACTACGGGAGCGGCCTTCCCGTCTGGTTGGAGGTTGGCAGGTAACGCGGCTATTTTGGTTTTCAGAATCTCGATGTCGCGCGCGAGCTCGCTCTCGAAGTAGACGATGTCGTTCCCGTACTGCACGCCCTTCGCGACGGAGAACAGGCATTCTCGGTTGCAGGGGATATCAACAATCGAGACTTCGTAAAGCTCGAGGGCTTTCCAATGTGAGATGCCATCGATGATATCCGGTTTCCCGATCGGGCGGAAGCCGATGGAGAACGCCTTGAGGATGCCCTCCTTTATCTTTGTGACGATATCCTCGACGTCCTTTGCCTTCGAGAGCATCGCCTTGATCCAGAATCCGCCGACGGGATCGATCGTCGCGGAGAGCGTCTTGCCGATCGCGCCCGGCTCGTGTTGATACCGGAGAATCGGGTTGTCGAGGTATGCGGCGATGCCATTCGTGAACGCCTCGGGCTCGACGACCTCGTCCGCGCGGTCAACCGCTTTCGTTGAGGCCCACCCTTCGATGATGAGATGCCCGTCCTGTTCCGATTTCTTCTTGATATCCGCATGGAATATCTTGTTGAGCTCCATCTTCTACTCCTCCGCGCCCGCGACTACCGGGAGAACGTCGCACAGGCAGTTGATGATGTTCGATGCGCTCCCGGACGGTGCGCCGGGATACGCGAGATATTCGCCGCCGACGAGAAAGCTCTCGTCGATACCGACAACCTGACCGTCGGCCGCCATGTGATCCTCGCGCGAGTCGTCGGCGAAGGCGGAGAGCCATTCCTTCTGCTCGATGACGCCGCTCTGACGCATGCCCTCGATCTGGCCTTCGTGATAGCGTGGTAGAACCTCGGTCCGCGCAATCGTGAGCGCGTTGGAATCTATCCGGTCCATTTCGGCTTCGATGCGCGCGGCGAGATCGCGAATCGGCTCGCCGTTATTGATCCCCTCCGTGAGCGAGTCCTTGACGCGGTTCCAGTTGGCATCGCCGATGTGATTCACGAATCGCTGTTCGGCGGCGCGGAGTTTAGCGTCCACGTTCGGATCGTGGAGGTTGAATGCGCCGGGAAGATTCGCCGTCGCGAATACCCGATCGCCTCCGCGTTTCGTCGAATCCTCAAATATTGGCTTGCTCAATCGCTTGAGCATTCCCGTTGCGGTATCGAGATCGAAGATAATTTCGAGTGCGGAGAGTGCTTTCGTCTCGAGCGCCTTGATGGATTTCTCGGCGTTGAGATTCGCGAGCATCTCGCGGCGCCAGTCGGAAACGATGGCGACGATGAGACGTTGCATGCGATTTTGGCCAGCGGTGACGATGCCCTTCGTCTCGGTCCAATGCGCGAGACGCCTCGCGGGATCGGGGATGAGCGATTTCCTTTTCACCCTTGCGCGGCTGGCGCTCAACTGCCCGGTCGCGGGTGTCTGCCCGGCAAGCACGTCCCCCACCTGATCGAGCCGGACGAAGCTCATCGGAACGAGCGATACATCGCCGCCGTCGAGGGGGGCTTCTCCGCGACGCGCGCGGGCTTCATTGATCGTCCGCTGGCCGCTTTGGGTATAGACCCGCGAAGCCTCCGCCTCGGCGACGGCACCTTCCCGGAGGGCTTCGATCTGCGTGAGGTCGAATCGCGTGACGATCCGCTCGCCCTTATCGGCGAAATGAGAGTTCAGGAACTTGTCGAGCGTCGCCTCGAGCTTCTTGATCTGCGGGATCATCTTCGTCTGCCAGAGGATGCTCTGATGCTCACGCGAGTTCGCGTAGTTCATCCCCTCTGTGACGTTCATGAAGATGTTCGGCACGCCGAAGGCGGCGGCGATTTCATCGCGCGCGCGATCGAGCAGCGCCACAAAACCCATCTCCGTATGCGTCGGGGAGAGCGGCTTCCAATCGAGATCGCCGCCGAGCACGGCGAACTTGCCGAACTTCGAGTACCCCTGGTAGAGTTCGCTCCATTCGGAACGAATCTGCTCGAGCAGCGCCTTGTCGTTCGAGAAATCGTAATTTGACTTAAGGTAGCCGAGGAGCATCGCGGAGTTGTCGAAGAAATTCAGATTCCACGCGGAAGCTTTCATATGCGAGGCGATGGAATTCGAGGCGGCCTTCAAAGGCGGGAGCCCATAGTAGTCGTCATCGGGATTCCAATGCTTGCCATAAACGACTTCCCCGGGAAGAAAATCCTGCGTCTGCCCGACGACGCTATATCGATAACCGCCGATGAGTTTTCTCTTGTCGGGAAGAATCTCTATGCGGTCACTGCGAAGATGATCGAGTGTATTGAGCTTCTCATCGAATAAGAGAAACCACATGCCCGTCAGTTCCCATGAGGTCCAGATTTTTTCGGCAAGATCGCGCCACGTATCATACCCGTTCGGGTTCTGGAGAATCTTGACTGCGGGATGATCGGGCGGAAGCACCTCGCTCTTGAGAACGCCCTTCGAGAGAAATTCCCGATACTGGCGCGGCTCCGGGCGAATGGCCGCCCCGACGATGACGTTGACGCATCGGTAGACCCAGATGTTGAGCTGATGCTGGTAAATGAACTTCGACGTGTAGGGCTGCGAGGAGAACTGACGATTAAGGAGATTGAGCAGGGCTGCGGCGGATTTGGCCTTTGGGGGAGTGAGGGCATCGGCGCGACGAGCTTCCTCACAGTGTGCGAGGGCAATCTCGTAAGCCGACTGATGAGGTCTATCGAGATCGTCGTCAACCCGGACGGCGATTTCTTCCACTGGCGCCAGTCTTTCTGACTACTGGCAGAAAGATATTTCACAAACCGGGGGAAATGTCAAGGAAAATCGTACTCGAAAGTGGACATGTACACAAAAAAGGCCGCACGAAGCGACCTAAATAGAGGACAGACGGTAAATTAGACCCAAGAGATTATTTTCAGTCGGCACCCTTCCCGCTCAATACGGCCACGCACGGACGCTTCCCGGCGTTCATATCCGCCGCTCCCCAGAGCATGAGCGCGGACGCCCAGAACTTATCCGCATGGTGCTTCTCGTTCCGATCCACGTCGAAGATGATATTCCCGCCCCCGGTGATGACCTTCTTGATCGAGTGGAACTGGCGGCGCACCTCCCGGTCCGGGTAAAAGGCGAACAGATCCCGCTCCATCATCGCCCGGGCGTTGTTGAAAACCTGCGGTTTCGTGACCGAACTCATGGCGACGAGTTTCACCCGGGAGCCGAAGCGCTGCGAAAGCGAATCGCCGATATGGAGTCCGAGGCCGGTGTAGTCCACGACGAAAGCCTTGACTGAAGCAATCTGGAGAATCCGCGTCGCGATGTCTTCCTGTTCGGGAAGCGGCCGGTTCTGATAGGTGAGGCGTAGTCGTTCCTCCACCTTCCCATTCCCAAGCCGCTCCCCGATCGAAAACTCCGTCGCGTTGATCTTCCGCCCGACATCCATGCCGACGAACAGTTGCCCGCGCAAGAGCGGGAGCTCCCCAAGGCCCGAGAGCTGCGCCGGCGGTGAATCCGTCGGGGAGCACCGCTCGATGAGCTCCCAGGGGAGCCCGGCCGTGGATTCGTCAGCCCATGAGCACTCGTATTCTTGCTGGAAGTCCTCGAGGAAGTAGTTGTCGAAGATCTCGCGAATCGCCTCCGTGCCGAATACGTCGACCCGTTCAGCGGTCACCATCTGCGGCGCCAGCGTCCGCGCGGCCTCCACGTCGATGCACA